GTTCCTAACGTTGATTTAGACCCTGTTACGGGGAAAGAGGTTGCAGCTCCAATTAGTGAAACCACAACAGAAAACGGTGTTGACCCAAAAGAAGACACTAATAGGTATGAGTACTGGCAGTCACAGGCTGATAAAGCCAAGAGTGAGCTATCTGGACTTAGAGAAGAACTAGATTATTATAGAAATAGTATGGCTCCAGTTGAGCAGATTATTAGAAATAATCCAGAGGTTCTTGATAGTTTAGAAGCCAAGCTCTCCAATGGACAACCTGCAGGACAAACCCCTATGGGAGTTCAGCAGACTTCATTGAAGGAGCCTACAGAACCTGAAAAACCAGTTAATTACAATGAAGTTGATGCTTATAACGACCCAGAATCAAAGTCGTTTCAGTATCGAGTAGCTAAAGAAAACTATAGAGATGAGTATCTTAATTATCTTAAAAATGTTGATTCTCAAAGGCAAGCAGAACAGCAAGCTCAGTACGAACAACAAATGGCTGTACAACAACAGCAGGCTATGCAACAACAAGCATATAGCCATGCTATTAATAACTATGGCTGGGATAATGCAAAAGCTAATGAGTTTATCAAATGGGCATCTGCACCTGATAATCTTTCTATGGATAATTTAGCTAAACTATTTGAATTAAGAACAAATGCGAACCCAGTTGTGCAACAAAAAACACAAGAGATGCAAAATCAAGCTCAAAGGTTATCAGTACCTAAAGATCCTTCTGTGATTACAGGTAAGTCTGAACAACCTAGAACTGATGAGCAATCCTTTAGTGATGCATTACTAGGTCGCTAGTAAGTAGGAGTACGCAATGGCGGCAACAGAGAAAAAACTTGGTGCTAGTGGCATAATCTACAACGAAAGACGAGATTTTTATGTAGACCCACAGGTTACTAAGGAACTATGGACTGATGTTGCTCCCTTTACTACAATGGTTAGTAATCAGGAGCTACGTTCAGTACCAGACCCTGTTTTCAAAATGTTTGAACACAGAAACCCATGGATTAAGCAGAATATTGTACTAGGTACATGTGCTGCTGGAACTGGAAGTTTAGCAGTACCTGCAAATGATACAGGTATTACACTAGAAAGTACATCTAACCCAGCAACACCAGTTGCATCTACAACAGGATTTGGTGGAGCTTCAGCATTGTCTGATGCTTTTCTAGGTTTAATTGTAGAAGTAAGAGCATCTGCAGGAACTAACAAAGGTTCTGCAGTAATCTCTAAGTCTGGTTCAGCTTATAAGTTAAAGAACTTAGGTTCTGCTTTTAACCTAGCAACAGGTGACATTTTACAAGTAATTGGTAATGCACATGGTGAAGGTTCAGAAGCACCAGAACATTGGTCTGATGATTTAGATGTAGTTTGGAATAGTACACAGATTTTTAAAACTTCTTTACAAGTTACTGGTACATTACAAGCTGCAGTTCTAAAAGGTGAATCCTCTGAATTAGCTAGACTAAGAAGACTAAAAGCACAAGAGCATAAGATGCAGAAAGAAAAAGCTTTCTTATTTGGTAAGAGAGTTGGTGGAACAGGTCTTGATTTACAAGATGGTTCTACATCTGATTCTTTTGGCGATGGTGGTAGAAGTGATAAAGATGGTAATCTAATTAGAAGTACTTATGGTATAGTAAGTGCTATTGAGAACTATGGTAGTTCTTCTGCTAGTGATGATTATCAGAACATTTTTACTATATCTGAATCTTCTTACAAGTATTCAGACTTCGTAGATGATATGGAAAAAGTATTCCAGTATGTACCAGAAGCAGGTGTTAAGCGTGCTTTTGTAGGTGCTGGTGCTTTAGGATATTGGTCAAAGATGGATGGAACTAACTTCAACGCTGGTAAATCTGGATGGACTGTAAACCTTAGTGATATGAGAAGAGACTCTTATGGTTTTAACTATAGGGTTCTTGAAACTCCACATGGTATTATTCAGTTAATTCCAACTCCAGCATTGCGTGGTGATTATAACAAATACATGGTTGTAGTATCTGACGAGAATTTATTTCACGCTCAGTACAGACCAGCTATGTATCAAGCTAACATTAAGAGCGATAACGCTTTTGATGGTGTTAAAGACCAGTACATGTCTGATGAAGGACTTGGTATTCAGTTAATTGAGAGTCATTCTTTATTCAAGATCTCTTAATAAACTATAATGATGAGTATGGGGAGCTTTTGCTCCCCTGCTCTAGAAAGGAAAAAACATATGCCGATGGGTAAAGGAACGTATGGCTCTAAAAGAGGCAGACCTAAGAAAATGAAAAAAGGTAAATCCATGCCTAAGAAAATGGTTAAAAAGAAAAAAAGAAAATATTAAACTATATAACTATGAGAGTTGCCAAGCTCGGTAAGTTATAAGGAGAACAAGATGGCAAATATAAATGAATATACAGTAAAAGAAGCACAAAATATCCAGCTAGGTCAAGCTGGAGCTAAATATATTAACAATGGTGCAGAGCATACAGGAACATTTGTAGCAATACATTGTTTAAGTAATTGTACATTTTCAAAAATGACTCCAGAAGATTCTACAAATGGTATGGGTGTTAATGGTAATGGTAATTCTATGACAGACCAGATACCTGCAGGAACAATATTTTATGGTAAATGGAGTGCATTGCAAGCAGGTAATGGACATAAATATATAGCTTATTTAGGTTAGTAATGACTTTTATACAACAAGTAGAAGACTTAGTTGGCGACCAAGCTAGTGGATTAGATACTGCAATACTGCAATATTTAACTGCTTCTGCTAGAGAAGTTCAGTCTGTTTTACCACCTAGATTAAAAATGCGATATGGTTCAGAAAATGTATTAAACAATGCAGATGGTTTAGATGTATCAGATAAAGAAGTTGTAAATATAGAGCTTAATGGTCGTAGTGTATCTGAAGTTCCTTTAGGAAATAAAGCAGATGTAGAAGATACAAATAGTCTACACTTTGCAACTGCTAGAACTCCTGTGTACTACATGCAGGGAGTAAGAATAATGGTTAAGCCAAATCCTACTCCTTCAGCTCCAGCAAGATTATATACTTTAAGTTATCCTACAGTTGGTAGTAGTGATACAGAAATAACTAATATGCCAAGCACAGCTTATTACGCTGTTGTTTTAGGTGCTGCTATTAAATTTCTACAGAATGTATTAAATACACAGGTACAAACAGATGAAGATGTAGAGCTAGCACAAGGAACTAGTTTACAAATACAGTCATTAACTCCTTTATACACTCAAGAACTACAGAGAATAGGAGCATTAATATGACACAACAACAATTACATGAATTAATTCGTGAGCATCATCCAGATATGACTGAAACAGAAATACGCACAAGATTGAATAATGCGTCTAAAGAATTTGCTAGAAAAAGCAGAAGTCTTGAAGGTGCTTTTCAGTTTGATACTGAAATAGAAAAAAGATATTACGGATTAGATTCTAAGATTATAGAAGTGAAACATGTTGATTTTGATGGTAAAACTATACAAAGAAGTTTAGTTAGACCAGAAGAAAGAGATTTAACATAATGGAACATTTATATTTTATAGAACGTAATGCAATAGCAATAGTAAAACATACTGGTAATAATAACTTTATAAGTCCATCATCTGTTAAAACAGTTACAATGTTTGTAATAAAAGAAGATGAAGAATTTATAGCAGCAGATACAGGTACTGGAATTGGAATGTTAGAAGAACCAGCATATAAACCTGAATTTCACGAAGCTTTAGCTTACAAAGTTATAGCTCAAGGTTATGAAAAAAGACCAGAAACATTAGAATTAGCACAGTATTTCAAAGCAATGTTTGAAGAAAAAGTTAGAGAATCTTTAGAAACTGCTAATAAAGGAATAGATGGTTCTGGTTATACAATAGCAGGGTATGATTTATAATGGGATTTGTTACACAATTTGGACAAAGCCAAGAAGTAAGTGCAACATGGAATCTTGCTAATATTACATTTGGAAATGCAGATTTTACATTTGATTCACTTACTGCTACAGTCATACTAGATAATACTACTACGTTATCTGAAATAAATATAGGTACTCCTGTATATACAGATGTTGATATTCCATTACCAACATATACAGCAGTAGCACAAGTAGCAAAACCAACATTTACGGAGGTGTCAATTGGCTAGTTTACAAGACAAATTAATAAAAGATTCGTATAAAGATTTATTAACAGTATCAGGTACAACCGCAAATGAAGGATTGGAAAGTACTGCTAAAAGAGTATTTGATGGTGATGGCATTGGTAGTCCTTTATTTTTAGGTACTAATACATTAGACATTGTAGGTACTACAACTATAACTGGTGATACAACAATGACTGGTAATTTAACAATTACTGGAGATTTAACAGTAGATGATATAGTAGCAGATGATATTAAAGGTGATACATTATCATTGCGTGACCAATCAAATGATACTCAAATACAAGTAGCAAGAATTAATTTTGATTCTAATGAGGGAGCAAGACTTAACATATTACGAAAAGTAATAATGAAAGATAAGATAGAAATCAATGGATCTTCTGGTACATTGATTTTAGAAGCTAATAATGGCTTAGAAGCAAAAACAGATGGTACGTTAAAATTGCAAACAACAACTGCAAGCTTACCTACCAGCCCTAGTAATGGGGATTTAATCAATAAAGATGGCGTAGTGTACATTGCCGTACAGTAGGCTAGTTAAAGGAGAATAAACAATGGCAAATTGGAAACGAGTAATTACTACCAGCGATGATAGTAATTATAAAAATAGTAACCTATCTGCAAGCGATATACCTGCTGACTCCATTACAGGAGCAAAAATTGCTGATGATGCTATCGATTCAGAACATATAGCAGCTGACTCAATTGATGCAGAACATTATGCCCCTGGTAGTGTAGATAGGTTTGCAATAGGTACTGGACAAGTAAGAGAAGCAAATCTTGGAGATTTATCAGTAGCAACAGGTAAGTTACAAGATGATGCAGTTACTAATGCTAAAATTGGAGCAGATGCAGTAACTGGTGCAGAAATAGCAAATGATGCAATAGATTCAGAGCATTATACTGATGGTAGTATAGATACTGCACATATAGCTAATGATGCAGTTACTTTTGCAAAAATGCAACACACTACAACTGCTAATAGAGTATTGGGTGCAACAAGTGCTGGAGCAATTGGACAGGTACAAGTAGTTGAAGGCATGATAGCAAGTGATGCAGTAACTCATAGTAAGATAGCTGATGGTGCAATAAGAGCGCCTTTACTTTCTTCAGATGTAATTAATGGTCAAACTGCAGAAACAAGTATTGCAGATGCAGATGAAATATTAATATATGATGTAAGTGCCTCTGCTAATAGAAAGATAACTAAAGCAAACTTTATAACTGGGTTAGGTGTAGATACAAACTTAACACAAGAAGAAGTAGAAGATTTTGCTGGAGCGCTTGTAGCTACAGGTGGTACTAAAACTGGTATTACAGTTACATACGATGATACTAACGGAGATATGGATTTTGTTGTAGCATCACAAACTGATAATAACTTTACTACTGCTTTAAAGAATAAATTAGATGGTATTGAAGCCTCTGCTGATGTTACTGATGCAACAAATGTAGCAGCTGCTGGAGCTTTGATGGATTCTGAAATTTCATCTCTTGCAAGTGTTAAAGCAATAAATCAATCTTTAATAAGTGGAGCATCACCAACATTTGGTACAGCAAATATGTCAGATGCTTCAAACAAGAGATTTATGACTGATGCTCAAGAAAGCAAACTTGATGGAATAGAAGCTGGTGCAGATGTAACAGATAAAACTAATGTAGCTGCAGCTCTTAATTCTAACTTAGGTTCATTGACAATTGGTGATTCAAATGATAATATTACAATTTCTGGTAACTTAACAGTAGGTGGTACTACAACAACTGTTAATACTGAAGAAATTAAATTAGCTGATAATACAATTGTATTAAACTCTAATGCAAGTGGTACACCTACTGAAGATGGTGGTATTGAAATAGAGCGTGGTTCAAGAGCTAATGTAAACTTAGTATGGGATGAATCAGCTCTTGAGTGGACATCTCAAGTTTATAAGAGTAGCTCTAATGACACTACTAATTATAATGGTAAGATCCCTGTGATACAAAGAGCATCAAGTGGTACTTCTGGAGCAGATACTACAGTTGGAAGTATGTTCATTAATACATCTACAGGTAACGTATACATTTATAGTTAATGTCTAAATATATTATGAATGAAAACAACCCTGTTGTAAAAGAACACGATTCTGAATTATCTTTAAATATTAAAGATACAGACTTTTTACTACGTTTAATTAAAAGAAGTTCTTTTAGTGGCGAAGAAATAGAAGTTGGGTATAGAGTAATTCAGAAACTAGGAATAATACACAGGAGTTATCTTGAAGATTGATTTAGATATAACAGCTTTGAATGTTATTAGCTCTTCTTTAAAAAATGTTACTTTAAAAGGTGAAGATGCTGTAGCGTTTGCTAAAGTAATAACTAAAATAGATGCAGCATTTGAGAAAGAGTTAGGAAAACAAAATAATGGCTAGCTGGAAGCAAATAATAGTTAATGCAAATAATAGCGTTGTTAGTAGTAATATAACTGATGGCGCTATTACTGCAAATAAAATAGCAAGTTCTGCAATTAACCATCCTAGCAAATTTGATAATGGTGTAGTAGGTGCTGATGCTTTAGGAAGTAATGCAGTAACTACTGCTAAGATTGCTGGTGGAGCAGTTACTGCTGCTAAAATAGCATCAGATGCAGTTGGTAATGCAAAGATAGCAGACAATGCAGTTCAATCTGCACAATTAGCTAATGGTTCTGTAAGCAATGGTAAGATAGTAAATGATGCAGTTAGCCAAGCTAAAATAGCTGATAATGCAGTAGGTGCTGCTCAATTGATAGTTACTGGTACTGGCAACACATCGCAGTTTTTACGTTCAGATGGAGATGGTACTTTTTCATGGGCAACACCTAGTGCTTCAGTTGCAGATAGTTCTATAACTACTGCTAAACTTGCTGACAATGCAGTTACTTTTGCAAAGATTCAAGACTTATCAATTCAAGGTGAAAAAATAGCAGATGAAGGAATTGTTGATGGTAAACTTGCTGATGATGCAGTAGGCTCTAATGTAATTCAAGATAATGCAGTTACATTTGATAAGTTATCTTATACTGGTCAAAAAACCACTGGTCAAGCATTGGTATATAATCAATATGTTTCTGGTAATATAGGTGTAGCAAGTTTTATAAATACACACTCATTAATATTTACTCATAATTTTTCTGATGATATTGCTGCTTCTACTCATTACTTACCTTGGAGTGGTACAGCAGAAGGTACATCTATAAATGGTTCTGATGTAGGTATTACTGCACCAGTTAATATGACATTTAGAAGATTAATGTTTAGAAGTGAATGGATAAACGCTACTGTAACAATAAGTTTTAAATTTTATAAAAGAGTTTCTGGTACAACTTCGTTTACATTAACTGATAGTACAACTCTTACATATGCACCAAGCGAAGATCATACTGTAAAAGTAATTGAAGATGGTGTTTCTTCTTCACAAATAAATTTTGCAATTAGTAAAACTGAACAAGCAATAGTTCAATTAGTTGCCAATGTAGATGGTACTCAATTTTCAGACTTTGGTGTTTCATCTATATGGTCTGTAGATATAAACGATATGGATTGGGGATAATGAGATTAAAATTTGAAACAATAGCAACACCAGCAAAATGGGATGATAGGGAAAAGTTTATTGACCCAAAATTAAATACATCAAAAGATTATCGTATAATACAATATGTAGATGATTATGTTATTATTGAAGTAGATGAAGATGATGTTGCTGCCTTTAGAAAATATGTAGGTTATATAGAAGATGCATAATAAAGGAAATAGTCTTGCTGAGTTTACAGTTACCATGGCTATCATGGCTACTTTGGCTACTACTGCCGCTCCTGCTTTTAGTCGTATCTCTGAAGGAGCTAAAGCGAAACAAACAAAAGCAAACTTAGAAAAGATTACTAAAGCATCACAGATGTGGTATAATCAGCAAGTAGAAGTCTATGGCATGGGTAAGTTTCCTAGCCAAGCACATAGAACAAGTAGTATAGGGGATATAGAAGATTTTAATAATAACAGAAGAATAGAAGAAGACGAAATTTTAGATGCGCAGTTTGTACCTGTTTTTAATGATACAAGTTTTTTACATTTGTTTGACAATGATACAATTAAGTCACCTTATCAAAGTGGTCGTTATGAATATGCCATTATTGGTGGGAGTGGCACAGGCAATAGTATTGTTAATCCAATATTTATTGTAGTAGATGCAGAAAAACCAACAGACTTT